GGTTGATCTAATAGAGCTAATAATAATGACATCTACAGCTCCTATTAAGTTACGATATTACACCAGCTTCAGCTCCTTTAGAGACGCAGAATTGATAAATTGCTAAGCTTAAATCGTCTCGCCTAGTTAATTGTGGAATACCCTGCACATCTAATATTGCAGAGGTTTCTTCTTTAGTTGCATTGTAGTTTTCTATCGCTACAATGTTAAACACACCATCTTTGTAAAATCCCTTGCGAAGAGAGACAGTACAACTACCGTCCTCGTGCAAAGTCAATGGCAAACTCTTATATTCAAGCTGTACTTGTGAAAGAGTGATTGGCATATTATTCCCAACCGTAAATGAAAGTCACTGTGTGAGCTATTACACCTGCTGTAGCTGCTGTACCTACATGCTTTGTTACAAGTGCAACAAACTCACCAGCATTGACATATATAGGAGCGTCACCAAAATCGCAAAATATCTCGTTTTGAGTGACAAGTGTACTTGCTGCTTGTGCTGCTGTTATGGACTGGTGGAACGGTAAGGCTATACGTCTAGGCATCTTCGTACCAACACCCTCTGCCGTTGCTAAAGACACTGCCGTGTGTCCAAACGCTAAACTATATTGTGCAATGAACGGAGCACCTGTAATGGCTGTTTGAACAAAACTTGAAAGTGCAACTCCTCGGATTACCAAACGCTTACTTGTACCGTTCACACTCAAAACAGGTACTTGGTACGAACAAATAATACCGTCTGTGTTTACAGCCAAGGTAGCTGTCTCCCAGAATTGTCCGCCTAAGCCTGTACCAAGAGCGGCTGTAGTGTTTGTAGGAACTGCTGCTGTAGGATTGGCACTATTGGCGTAACTTGCCAAACTTCCTTGAGTACCCCCTGCTTGTCCTTGGTAGCTGCCATAAATACGATTACCTTGTGTGCTAAGGGTAGAAGTAACATTACTACCACCAAGACGGACATTGTACGCACCAAGTTGTGCTTGGAAGACTGCACCTGCTGCACCACCTACAATACGATGCTTGAAGATTAGTGGTAAACCAGCAGACATTACTAAACGCCCTTGACCTGAAGGCAACGGGACGCTGCCTAGCAGTTTTGCCCCTGTACCATCATTCACCCAAAAGTACGCTGAAACACCACCTAAGTAACAAATGAACTGATACTTCTTGTTGTTCTCATAAGTCCAAATACCTGCACCATCTGTTGCAGGGAATACCCCCGTAGATGTTTCAGTTGTGCTGTTTACCACAATCCCTTGTAATCCTGCCGAATTTAATCTGAAGAAGCATCCGTCTGTAACAGCAGATACCACAGCACCTACTGCCAACCCAAAACCGAACTCTACAAACGTATTGGCAGTAGGTTGATTGCTGAAACCAACTACCATATCAGCACTTAGAGTTTGAGTTCCGGTGTTAGGGAAGGTTGCATATGTTGCTAGTTCAACTCCGGTATTAATAGTTGTAATATTAGAGCTGTTAGTTGTAAACTGCCCTGCAGTCCAAGCCGATGCCATTGTAGTTGCAGTGTGTTTATACTTACCAGTATTTTGTGTTATATAATTAAACACTTCTTCATCGAGAATCAAATCTTGTGACACACGTTGACGGTAATCTGTGTCTACTTCTGGAGAGAAGAAAAACTTCTGACCTGTAATCTCACCACTATCGTTCTCGTTGAACTGCAGAGCACCACCCATGTATAAGTGATCTGTTGGGAGTGTTACTTTTAAGTTATTGCCTGCGTCTACGTCTGCAAGGGTGTTACTAATGCCGCCTGCGATTTTATTTTGTATTGCCATTATTATTTTCCTTTAAGCCCACACGAATCTTACGAGAATCTTCCCTGTAAGTTCTTCTGTAGAACGGGCATATATTGTGAAGCCAATACCATCTGTAGGTACGCTGCAGGTGAGTCCTAGGAAAGCGTCTAAATAGGATTGGTCATCTGCGGTGTAATCTGTAGACGGTTCGTGCATAATGAATGCTTCAGCAGCATTAGTGGAGAGGATGCCTGTAAGCCCTGTAACAGCTACAGAAGCTTCGTTGGAACCATTTCCACCACCAAAATCTATTTCTGTAAAACCTTGTCCCGAAGCCATTTTCAGTCCTCTGTGTAATATTTGAAGGAGTATCCGCCAGTTTCAGTTCTTTGCCCTGTCAAGACCTTACTTAAGTTACCTTGCTGGACATTAGAATCAATAGCAGCCTGCTTCACACTTTCGAAGATTACACCATCACTTCGTATAACCCTTCTCGACTTACCATGCGTTTTGTGTGGGATATCCCAAGCAGGATTTTCTCCATACTTGAACTGATATCCATTACATAGATGGCGATTCCCTTTTATTTGGTGCACCATGTTAGGCTTGCTTACGTTACAGTCTTTACAAGCTTCTTCCAGACTATTGTAAACTTTACCGTCATTTCTGGTCACGCTCTTGGAGTAATAATTTGTCCTACCTTCATGAGCCGCTGCCATCTTTTGTAGAGTCTCTGAGGAAGCTGGAGGGCGTTTCTTAGAGCGTTTCTTCCCTAATTGAGCATTGCGTCTGTTAACTGTTGCTTGTTCTTTGCGCAGGGCAATCTGTTCAGGTGTCATATCTCTGAGGATTTTTCTATCTGAGATTTCTTTTCCATACCTCTGTGCATGAGCGTAACTCAACTTATTCTTTGTCTCTTCAGACAATCTGCCACCTTCACCTCCTGTAGATAAATTGTATCCACGAGGAGTAAGAGTGTTTAGTGTCTCAATCCAAAAAATTTCTTTCTTCTCAAGGGACTGAGAAGTCTCTGCTATGTCAATTACTTCAAAAGTAAAACTACTCAATCCGTATTTAGCTATTGACCTAGCTAAACGGGTCTTTCCAGCTCTAGTATTAGGTCTTTTACTGGCAGAAACGTGAGACATCCACCTACTTCTAGCCTTATTCTCAGTCTTGCCAATATAGCTTAATCCAGTGATATTGTTTGTAATCCTATAGATACACATTACTATATCTTCATCCGAAGAAAATGCGTGCAACTTAGGGCGACCCATTACGTATTTCCAGTATTCAGCGTGAAGCTGTCCACAGTAATAGTCTGAGAAGTTGCTATATTGCTATTATTTAGTATCATATCTGTACCTGACATGCCACTAGTGCCTTGAATACCCGTGACAGTTCCTGCATTGTCAACAATACGGAAGTAGCCGCTAACTCCAGTTCCTGACGCAACTCCAGTCCACGTACCAGCTTTCACTTTAGACGCACCAGAAGCTGCTGCCATCCAATCTGAAGGAAGTGCCATTTCTACTAACAGAGTACCTGTAGCTGCTGCTGCACAGTTTGCAGGAGCACTGCCTGTGTAGATACGCAATTTTGCAGATGTGCCAATTGTTGTTTCGATAGCGTCTAAACGCGCATTGTTTACTGGTGTTGAATATTGTAAAGCCATTTTGATTTCCTTTATTTGCGCAAGTGCGCTTCAAAAACTATTGTATTATTAACAGAAGAGTTGATTTCTTTTAGTGCGAATATTTTCCATTCGACACCATTAAGAACGATTGCATCCCTGTTAGCTTTTATTTCAGGTTGTTCCACTTCTTCACACGTATTAGCTTTGTTCATAGGCTGTATGAAGCATTGCTTGTCACCAGCTAATATAGATGTACCAAAGGAAGCCTTATCTCCCGAATTGCTTTGTGGAAAATTAAAGACAGCAACATTTACATCATAATCAACATGACTCTGAATTGTTTCTCCATCCAAATAATCAGAATTAGAGAAGATTCGAAGAGTTCCACGCCCTCCGAATTGCTGCAATAAATTAGCTACTGCAGAATCAAATATTTGCATGTTCGACATTAAGTTCTCCTGCCACAAGAAACATCTCAGAGAAGATATCAAAGAAGACGCTTTGGTTATTTGTTATAAACGTTTCAGTATGTCCACTAAATACGAAATTAGGTTGTACGTGATTATTTCTCAATCTTTTTAACAACTTTGTTTCTAGGTCTAGAATTGTTTGCCCTATGGAGTGGAAAGTCATAACCACTTTAAAATCCTTTCCGCAAGACTTACTCAAACTATGCAACCTCTGCTTCAAGTTTTTATTAGTAATTCCTATCTTGACAAGATTATCACAGCGCATCACATAAAATATTGCAGGGTTATTAACTTTAAACCCACTTTTACTGCAATCAGGACAACCAGTACCTCTTAGGTGCGAGTTTGGGGTTGTTTTAAAATCCCCATGTTCTTTACATGTAACAACCAACTTTTTCTGCGACTCCTTGTACTCTGATTTACTATAATCATATTTGTCGCCATGTACACCCCTAGCATTTTTTATAAATGTTTCAGTGTCTCCAAGATGTGTTGCTCTTGAAATTTCCACACCACAGAGAAAACACCCTTGACCAGCTAAGTGTCCCATTGGTTTTTGGAAAAACTCTCCGTGTTGCTTGCAGATAATCTTAACGGGGTCTGTATTAGATTCACCATATTGAGTCTCAGAATAGTCGTACTTACCTTCATGTTTTAAATTGGCAAGGTGTATGAAATCGTCTGTAGTGTGTTTTCGTTTACTTCCGACTAACTCTCTTGCACACTTTCGACACCCTTTACCTTCTAAGTGTCCATTAGGTCTTTGAAAGAATTCTCCATGCTTCTTGCAGACAATTGTGACTTTCTCTAACGACCTGCAGTAGACAACTTTCGAGTAATCATATCTATCACCATGAATCTCTTTAGCCTTTGCAATAAATTTATCTAAAGAGTTTATCCTCATGACAATCTTCCACTGGCATCATCTGACAACTGTTCACTCTGAGTACCGTTGACAAAGTTGCCGTACCAGCTCTCTTGGAATTCGATTAAAGGATGCACAGAGTCATTACTTGCAGAGTACGGAATAGGGCAGATGCCATTGATGTTAGGATTCTTAACTACACGTACAAGCCAATCTTTATAATTGTTGTAAGCTTCACTACCCCATATTTCCATATAGGAAAGTTTCTGGTGAGTGCG